TCACCATCAATACGCGCGTCATCCGCAGGCAATACAACGTGCAAGAGCCGTGGAAAACGGTGCTGGAGCTCTCCAGCAAGCTGCGGGAGTTGGGCGATTCTTCAAACAGTGCCATTGCCGACCAACTCGACCAGTCCAATGTCATGTCGCAGGAAATCAAGGATATGGTGCCGTTTAACCTGCTGCGCAACAGCCGCGCCGACAGCGGATTCGCCTACTGGACCAACTCCGGCTTTGAGCTGGAACCCAGCGGCGTGACCGGCAATGCCTCCTTCAAGGCAGTGGGTGTGTCGGGCAGCACCAAAAGCATGTATCAGACCATCTATCCCGCCAATCGCCGCAGCTACACCATTTCGGCGCAGATTGGCTCGGATGATCTTCAAAAAGGCCCCAATGGGCAGGTTGGTATTGAGGTGGTATTCGAGTTTGAGGACGGGACCACCGAAACGAGGTTTATTGATTTGTATTAAGGAAGGAGGCCGCCTGTGGCATATTTTCAGCAGGTGGCCCGCAGCGCCTCGCCGCAAGGCTATGGCAACGTGCGGGCCATTACCATCCGACTCTGTGTCATCGACTGCACCGGCATGGTGTATTTCACCGATGTAATGTTTCAGGCGGGTTCTATCGCCACCGGCTGGGTTGGTCATGCAAGCGAAATCCAGTGGACACTTGATGGGTAGGTGAGGTCATGGTAGATAATTTCATCCGGTTCGTGGAGCCCATCAAACTGCGCGAGGAAGAGAGGCGCGTGGTGAGCATCACCGTCCGGCTGTTGATCAGCGATTGCACCGGCACAATCTACTATACCGACCTGCAACTTCAAGAAGGCGACCGGCTTACCGGCTACACCACGCACACCTCCACCATGCTCAAAGACCCTAATGGCCCGGTAATGTGGCGCAACGGGATCATCCGGCACGGGGCCACCATCCTGCTCAATGTCCCCGGACAAACCAGCACCGGCCTCGACTATTATTTATATCCCTTGGACGATATGGCCGCCGAAAGCATCCACCTCGCCACCGAAACTGGCTCCCACAAGACCACCTTCCGCTCGGCGGCCAACGCGGGCGACGAGTTCGCCCTGCTCGCCTCGGGGCGGCGCTGCCTGCGCAATGGAAGCCCTACGCCTAAGTGGGGCTTTTTTCAATACGCGGCGGCCTACGATTCCAAGTACAAGGTGGAGCTGCAGCAAGGCACCTCGGCCCGGCTGTACGTTGAGTTCCGGGAGATGCAGGAAGGAGAATCGAAGCCATGAGCAATTATCTGAAAGGCAAGCGCTGCATGGTGTGGGCCTTCATGCAGAATGCCCGGATGTACGAGGCATTCGAGAAATATGGCGACCGTCTCGACACGGTGGGTATTTTCACCTTTGAGGTGGACAGCACCGGGAGCATCACCGAAACCGGCACCCCGATTGCCAATATGATGCCCTACATCAACAAGTGGCCCCACATTAAGTGGATGCTGACTGTGATGAACCACGGCTATGCCTCCATTTTCACAGCCCTTCGGAATAATACGAACGGTGCAAAGACCAAGTTCCTATCGGAGATTGTGCGCATCATGCAGAAGTATCCGTGGTGCGCCGGGATCGACATCGACCTTGAGCAAGGCGGCGGGTACGAAAACCGGCAGGCAGCGAACGAACTGTTCCGGGATATCTACAACACAGTTAAAACCTACAACCGCGCAAAGCTCGTCAATATCTGCCTACCCGGTATGACCGGCGTGCAGGGCTCGGTGGGTGGCGAGAACTGGTGCGTGTACGCCGACCTCAATCCCTACTGCGACACCGCCTCCATCATGAGCTATGGCATGGCGTGGGCGGGCTCCGCGCCCGGCCCGGTTTCCCCTCGGAGTTGGCTGGAGGGCATCTACAACTACGCCACGCAAGTCATGAGTCCCAGCAAGCTGTATCTGGGTTTTCCGGCCTACGGCTGGGAGTGGCAGATCTTCGACACCCCGGCCAATCAGGGGAAGCAATATCGTGGCACCTCCAACACCTACTACGCCGCCGAGATTTGGCAAAAGGGCGGGTACAACTATGCCGCCCGGCAGCAGTACATCCCGTTCGTTTCCTATTGGGACGATTATGATAAGGGGCCATATATATTGCCCTTTGTGTATGACTACATGGAGGGGCAAGATTCGGTTTCGAGAACTGGCCCGCTCATAGGCGACACCTATAACCGCCGCCGTTATCTGACCTGTTACGGCAAGGAGCAAGCCAGCTCCTTCGGCACCATCTATGTGGATCGGGACGGTAAGCCGGACAGCTATACCGGCAATATGATCATTGGGGACACCACCGCCGCTGTCGCGGAAGACGGCACAGCCACCTACAATTTCAACGTGTCATCCTCCGGGGTGTACGATGTGGCGGTTCGCGTCGGCTTCCCTTTCTGGGACAAGAACGGCATCAACCTGACGCTGGATGGCAGCCCAGTTTCTTTCAACGAAAACCGGATGTGGTGGCCTTACTGGAAAAGGAGCCACTGGCGGGCGCTGGCCACCGGGCGCACGCTGTCGGCGGGCCAACACACCATCGTCATCACGGGCGGCGTCCCCGGTTCGGTGTTTTACGGCTTTCGGGTATGCAGCAGTTTTTCGCAGGAGTGTTCAGCGGGCAGCGCCAGCTATTCCCTCAAACCGCGCCACTTCAAGGATGTGAACGGCCAGATGCGCGCACCGGCAGAAGGATTCCGGCTTACCACTGAAATGCTACGTCGCAAGCCTGACAGCGCCTTGGCGTGGTATGAAGATTTCCGTGACGACCCGCCCCTGCAGGATTCGTACTGGACCACGCTCTCCGGCAAGTGGGAAGTTTGGCGCGACCCCGACGATTGGACTTCCAACCGGCCATATTGCCAGCTTGAGGGCAGTGGCCAGCTTGCGTGGAAATACAGCGGTTTCTCCGATGTGCATCTGCGGGCGCGGCTGGCGTTTCCATCCAACGGCACAGGTCGCGCCGGTGTGTTCCTCGGCAACCTATTCTGCTGCATCAATATCGGCAACCAACGAGTGGAGCTCTACCAAGGGAGCACCCTGCTGGGGAGTTGGCAGGGTGAATATTCCCGTACCAGCGACGCCAACATCCGTAAAAATCCCAACATGTACCTCGTGGAGATGCGCAAGCGTGGCAATCATCTCCGGGTATACTCCGGCTCCAGCAACGTGCTGCGCTTCACCGCAACCGTGTCGGCTACCTCCGGGTATTGCGGGTTTCAGTCGGACGGGCCGGTGAAGTGTGAGCTGCTGCGTTTGGGCGATGCTTGGACATATGAGCCCTACGAGGCGTTTGATGTACGAATGCCGGATGGCACCACAAAGTCCTATGGCCGGATCAGCCGCAATGGAGTAACGTGGGACAACGAGTTCCAAGTGTTCACGCTGGCCTCGGATGTGGAGGAGCTTTCCACTCGTAGCGAGGATATTTCCATGGACTATGACTTTTTCCATTCGGACATCATCCGGGTGACCTGCGGCGGTAACTACACTGCCACCGTGATTCCAAGGGACATCAATGTCTGGATATCCCGGTTGTTCTTCGGAGATTCGGACGGCTTTTGCGTCGTCTATTATCAGGATGTGGACAGCATGGTGTATTGGGCCAACGAAGCCGCCTACCGCTGGGGGCTCCGGGGAGTGGCAATCTGGTCGCTCGGCCAAGAGGACATGCGGCTTTGGGAACACATGCCCAAGCAAATATAACCTTATTTCGCGCAATTGCGCCTCTGCCTTTTGGCGGGGGCGTTTTGTTATTAAAAACAGGAGGTTCTGATTATGAAAACGGTATGGAATGTGGTTCAAGCTGGCATTGCTGGGGTGGGCGGGTTTTTGGGGTGGTTCCTTGGAGGCATGGACGGCTTCCTTTACGCCTTAATTGCCTTTGTCGTACTCGACTATCTGACCGGCGTCATGTGCGCCATTGCAGACAAGGAGCTTTCGAGCAATGTAGGCTTTAAGGGGATTTTTCGCAAAATCCTCATCTTCGTGATGGTGGGCGTTGGCCACCTCGTGGACAGCCAGATCATTGGCGACGGCAGCGCTTTGCGCACAGCGGTGATTTTCTTCTATCTGAGCAATGAAGGTATTTCGATGCTTGAAAATGCCGGGCACCTCGGCTTGCCGATTCCCGAGAAGCTCAAGGATGTATTGGCGCAGCTTCACAGCGGCAATGACAAGGAGGGTGGCAAATGAATGTGCTCCTGCGCATGACCCGCGCGGAAAACACCGCGCAATATGGTACCGGAACCGTAACGCTGGACATGGAGGAATACCTCTGCGGCGTGGTTCCCGCCGAGGTGTACGAGTCCTCCCACATGGATGCGCTCAAAGCTCAGGCCATCGCCGCCCGCACTTTTGCGGCAAGGCGGGCTATGGCGGAAACCGTGATGGACGATACCACTTCGTTTCAAGCCTACCGCTACAGCCTCGCGGCCAAGAGCCCGCGCAGCAGGCAGGCCATTGAGGAAACGCGCGGTCAGGTGCTCTGCTACGACGGCTCCATGATCGACTGCTTCTACTCCGCCTCCAACGGTGGACTGACCAAGCGTAGCGGCGATGTGTGGAGCAAGCACTATCCCTATTATGTGAACAAAACCGACGAATGGGACGCTGCCGCCAATGTCGAGAAGCCGACCAAAGCCAGCCACGGCATCGGCCTCAGTCAAATCGGTGCGATGTGGGCGGCTAAGAACGGCGTTCCCTACACACAAATCCTCGCTTTTTATTATGACGGAACCGCCCTTGTCGGAGATTACGGCAGTGGCGGTTCCGTTTTTCTCGACGAGGAGGCTGAAAACAAAGGGGAGCCTACCATGAAATTGTCTATAAACTACATGACACGAAACGACTGCTATACTGCCAATCGCAAAATTACGCCCTCCGGCATTATGGTCCACTCCACCGCGACCCCCGGAATAATGGCCGCCGACTGGTTTTTTCGATGGAATAAGTCCTACGCCAAGGGAGAAACCGACCGGCAGGTGTGCGTCCACGCTTTTCTCGATGATAAAGAAGTCTGCCAATACCTGCCGTGGAACCATCGCGGCTGGCATGCTGGCGGTACCGCCAACAACACCCACATTGGGTTTGAAATCTGTGAACCAGCGGGGTTCAAATACAGCGGTGGAGCCACCATGGTCGGCTACGACGTGGCGAAGAACGAGGCGTACTTCCGGGCGGTTTGGAAAAATGCCGTGGAGTTATGCGTGCTGCTCTGCAAAATGTACGGGCTGAACGAAGGTAACATTATCTGCCACAGCGAGGGATATAAGAAGGGCATCGCGTCTAATCACGCGGATGTTATGCATTGGTTTCCCAAGCACGGAGAATCGATGGATACCTTCCGCACTGCCGTTAAGAAAGCGCTGGCCAGTGGCGATGCTGTCGATCCCAAGCCGGAACCGGAACTCGCGCCAACTCCCGGTACAATCGGGGAGGGCGCACTCGTGGAGTTCAAGGCTGGCACTACGCGTTATTATCCCGGCAGTAAGGAAATTCCCGGTTGGGTCATTTCCGACTATAACCACCGGGTGACGCAGGTGACCTCTGGCGGCAAACCCGTCACCAAAGGCAAAAAAACCTGCGTGCTGCTGGGTAGGAAGGTCAAAAAGACGGGAGGCGCTGAGGAAGCCGGGATCAACACATGGGTTGCCACGGATGTGCTGAGTGTGGTCGGCAGTTCCTCCGCTGGCGCGGATTCCTTTGAAACATATACCGTAAAAAAGGGTGATACGCTTTGGGGTATTGCAACCGCTAAACTCGGCAGCGGCGCTCGGTATCCGGAAATCAAGGCGTTAAACGGGCTGACGAGCGATACCATTACGACAGGTCAAAAACTTAAGATTCCCAAGAAATAACGAAGAAAGGATAACACACGGAGGATGGTTCTTTATGTTCCGTCCTCTTTTTTATCCCCATGGAGGTGATTGCCATGACAGGCGAACAAAAACAGCGCATACAGGATATGCGGCTTCAGGGGACGGCTTACTCACAGATTGCTGATTTACTCGGTCTTTCGGTGAACACGGTCAAGTCGTTCTGCCGCCGTAATTCCATCAATGCCTGCAACGCTTCCAACGATACGGGGAACGAAGATAACAAAGATAAATGTAAACAGTGCGGCAATCGGTTGACGCAGCCCACAAAGGGCAAAGCCAGAACCTTCTGCAGCGATCAGTGCCGGTATGCTTGGTGGAACAGTCACCGGCACCAGCCGGACCGGAAAGCCTCGCACCGGCTGACCTGCGCTTACTGCGGCAGGGAGTTTATCAGCTACGGCAACCCGAACCGGAAATACTGCTGTCACGCCTGCTATACTTCCCACCGTTTCGACCGGAGTCCGGCTGGCAGAGAGGCGGCGCGCTTATGACCAATGAGCAATTTGACCGCGAGAAAAATTATGGCGCGGCAATGGCACTCGCCCGTGCGATGCTCTCCAAGGGGTTAATCAGCGAGAAAGACTACCGTAAAATTGATACAATTTACAAGGCGAAATACCGCCCTGTAATCGGCGCTTTACCGACCAAAAACCCTTGACTTTTCGGGCTTTTAGAGTGATGAATGGTATGCTGAATCATTATTCAAGCACCCGGAAAGGAGGGTTTTTTATGCGGGTTATAACGAAACTCGAACCTATAGCGCCGCCGATACCAAGATGGAAACGTGTGGCGGCGTATGCCCGTGTTTCAAGCGGCAAGGATGCCATGCTCCATTCGCTGTCCGCGCAGATCAGCTACTACAGCGACTATATCCAGCGGCACGGCGAATGGGAGTATGTCGGCGTATATGCAGATGAAGCATTCACTGGCACAAAGGATGCCAGACCGGAGTTTCAGCGGTTGATAAACGACTGTAGAAACGGCAAAATCGACATGGTTATCACAAAGTCCATCGCACGGTTCGCGCGAAACACAGTGACCATGCTGGAGATCGTGCGAGAATTAAAACTACTCGGCATCGATGTCTATTTTGAAAAAGAGAATATACACTCTCTCAGCGGGGATGGCGAGTTGATGCTCACCATCCTCGCTTCTTACGCTCAGGAAGAAAGCCGCT